TCACTTAGGCACGTAGTCGACTCCGCCGTCTCGAGTAACTGGTTTAACTTCTTCTGCGAAAGCATTGTCGTCAATGCCGGTATCACCTGAGTTAATTGATTCCCATAACGTAAAAGATACAATGAAGTATCTACCGTTTAACATATATACATTTTCATAGTCGTAGTAATTTGTTTCGCAAGAGCATTTACGTTTACTTGCTATTGGGATATAGTTAGATAGTAGCCAATCAACGTCCTCAGGGGCTAAGCTATTGCATGATTCTATTTCAGAAATAATAGTTTTTACGTCCATATATATTTTCTCTATAACACTATTTGAATTTCTCGTACAATTCAGACCATATTAATAATTTCTTCCACAAACAATTATTAAATTGGTACATACTCTGTAATCGTTACCTGCTTTTCAAGGCGCTGCTTTTTCAGTAACTTCAATCATGATTAAATCCTTTCAATTTGCGTTCTCTTTAATATACTCAATAACCATTTTTTCAGCCTCTAGTGGCAGATGGCTTAATATCTGCCCAACTGTCTGCTGTTTGTAATGGCCGCCTAAATAAATTGCCTTAGCCAGCTCATTTGTGACTAACAGCATTAATTCACAGAATTCTTCTGAAGCATACAACTCACCAATTGCCTCATCTGCGATATCCACCAGTTCATCATCAGCTAGCCGTTCTTTAATTACTTCTTGATTCCTTTCAAGCAAGTCGTCTGCATCCTGTTCTGCGTCTATTTGTGCCATCAAATCCCAATATCCGTGAGGTTCAGGATTAGTAACATTTATATCTCTTGAAGCAACATATTTCATATTTAACTCCTTTAGTTTTATTTAAATTCAAAAACTAAAGCCCACTAATCAGCGGGCTTGGGTTTTTAAACTCGGGTAGGGTGGCAGGTGGTTAGGCACTCACTGCCATCGTGCTATACTTGCAGTCACCACAACAACAAGTATTTATGACCATGATTCCTAATCTTTTATCTACACTGGGTTTAAATATTTGGTACAACATGATGATGTTAATTTCAGGCGCGTTATTTCTATTAAGTGCAATGGGCTTATTACCATTACTTCCGGCAACGCAAACCATGTTATTTACATCGGGAATATTCCTAGTAAGTTTTGGTGAAAGGTGCAATCATCTTCAAGGAAATAGGGAATACCCCATTTATGTCCCCGGTGGGCTTTTCACTCGGACGGTTAAAGTAAATGAGCGTATCAATACAATACCCGGCATCATAATGGATATTGTTGGTGGTCTAATCTTAGTTTATGCAATGATTAAATTATTTATTTAATCTAAGCCAAACAATGAAGCCGACTCGTTAGAATCGGCTTTTTCTTTAGCCTATAAAATATTTAAAGAACAATGAACAATTCATTGTCGCTATCAACTTATGCAGCGTGGCAACCTAGCCTGTATTTCCTTTTGCTGCGTTCCCCCAGTTCTTTTTCATACTGAGGTCGTCGGTGTCTGTGTTTGTTCGATGTGTTTATATTAGCGATATGCTAAAGAATAATCAATAGCAAAACGCTAAATTTGCTAATAAAAAAGATAATGCACTGATTGCTAAATAAAATAACTTTAGCGAAATGCTAATTGTTTAGTATGTTTAAAAATTTGTGTTATTTAAAAGCAACAAAAAGCCACAACCGAAGTTGTGACCTTGTATTATAGGCAAATAAAAATATTTATTTAGGCAGCAAAAGCATGAGTTCTATTTATAAGAGTATCCATGTTACTCTCTACTTCCATGGTAAAACTTGAGCCTATATTCTTCTTAATAAGCCAGTGCGTATGATCGATAATATTATCTACATTATCTAGAGTTTCATCTGGTAATGTATCAGGTCTATAAATAAATAATCCAGCTTCCTTATTATTATTTAACGAAGCAGAGGCACGCTGAATGTCTTGGGTGGCTTGAAGTAAATAGAATTCACTTTGAGTTGATTGAATATAATCTGTGGATACAATAGCTCCAAATTTAGTATGCTTTTGTAAAATATTTGGAGTCGACCAAATTTGTAAATGTTTCAATGTTATTTTTTCGCCTAAATCTGGCGGAATAACAATCGGATTATTTTCATTATGCCAAATACGCTCTGCTAGCTGTTTATCGCTATTCTTAATAGCATTAAAAATTTTATTCCTAACTCTTTCAGTGTTTAAACCCTTATGACTATTCTGCTTTTCTGAAGTTTGTATTAAGTTAAGGGTAACCATACTTTTATATAATCTATCAAGTATGTCCTCAATACTGTTTCCAGAAACAAATTTCAATGAACTGAAAGAAAAATGAGGAGAAATAGATTTAAGGGCTGATAAACTATCTATACTTGATTTTAATAAGTGAAGCAGGAAGCTAAAGTTCTCTTTACTAGCCTTACCATACAGTAATTCTAGGGGTGTGGTGTTGGGTATTAGTTTAGTAAATAATCTTTTTCTATAAACAATACCAACACCAATATTTAATAACTCTCCAGTGGCTAAATCAGGAGAAATCTTAATAACAAACCATTTTGCTGTAATATCAGGTTCAATTGATTCTTCAGACAAATTAGTTAGAGTGGTTAGAATAGAATCAAAATCAACATTATGTACTAAATCACTTTGAAACGTTGTTTCAGTAACCATGGCGTATCCTTTGTTCTATCCATTAAAAATTTCTTAAACCCATCATTTTCAATCTCTGGGAGGAGTGTATTTAACCAAAACGTAACCTCAGATTCAATAGGTTTAATTTTTTCTGTATGCATCTCCGCAGACAATACTGATTTTGCAATAATATCATCTGTTGCAGGTTTGTCGCATTTACGAAAATTGATTGCTTGTAAAATTCTATTATTGTAAAGTTGTTTTGAATTTAACATTGATAAATTCCAATTTTCAGATTTTTCATTTATTAACCTACCGTTATCAATGAGTGCGTATGATTGTTTACCTAGCCTAAGTAGATTATTGAAATGTCTATCGACATGAGCAATATTTTCGTCGAGAGCGATGGATGCGCCATATTCATTCCATTTTGATACACCATCAGCAATTCCCGTTATAGCTTCCTCGGTGATTGGTGGTTTTAAATGGACTGCTGCACTGTGTCCATCAAGTCTTGATGTACAAAAACATATAACTGATTTTTTTTCTCTTATCCATTTATATGTGCTGCTTTTTTCTAATTTTGCTATTTCGTTAAGTTTTTCTTTAGGTAATATTGATAAAAACGCATATTCCGGTTGTTTTAAACCTATGGCATACGTGATAAGGTATCCTACAATCTCGTTTATTAGGCCTTTTTCTAATGGATTATATAATTTACAAAAAGCTTCAGTGTGTCCAGCTATTGGATGGTTAAATTCACCAATAAATACGGGATTTACATGGTGATCATCACTTGCTAGCCAATTATTAAATCTTACAAAAGCTTTTTCATTAAGCGTTTGTATAATTCTTGGCATTGATATCATTCCTTTTAAAATGTAAATTTCATATTCTCAACTATTATTCTATTCATCTTTATTCTTTATTAAGATTAAATATCCATAAAATCAAGAGACAATGCTTTCCAAAATTTCCCGTGAATAATTAGGCGATCAAGCTCATCTGGTTTGATATCAAAATCAGAATCCGCATATCGCTTATTGTCTGATATCACTTTAATAACTCCAGACTTACCCCTTGCTAGCCGTTTAATATATGTATAACCATCAAAGGTGATTAAATAAACGCCACTATCTTGAAATTTATCTATATCAGTTTTAATTAAGGTAATTGAGCGTCTTGGAATGGTTGGTTCCATACTGTCGCCATCTGGTGGCATTAATTCAACGCCATTTAGATTTTGTGTTCCAAACAGTTCAACAAGAGCGTTATTAGGAATTTCTATTGTTCTTAAAAGTTCAGGGAAATCTGGATAATAAGAACAGAAACCGCAGGATGCACGCATATCATATAGTCTCAATATGGTTGTATTGCTTTGTGTAGATACAGTTATATTTGACAAGGAAGTTGTGGTGACAATTTCATTCTCTCTATCTGTTTTATATTTACTTCCAGAACCTTCTGCTAGCCATTGAAAAGAAAAATTAGTTTTCTTTTCAAACTCTATTAATGGTTTTTTACCTAGCCCAGTTTCACCTTTAAACCATTGATTTACTAGACCTTTAGAAACCTTTGCAAAATCTGCCAAGTCTTGCTGTGTAATCAGCCCATATTCTGACATTAATTCTTGTAATCGCGCTTTTAGGGTATTCATGTCAAACAATCCCTTTTATTTTGTTCAGTAGTCTAAACGAAAAACTACTCAGCATATTTCCTAAATGCGTTCAACTCTTAATGTAGCTACAACTTTCCCGCATATTTTTATTGAGTTAAGTTCGTTATCCTTAAGTACTTCGCTTTTATATTTCTGATTATCACTGATAATCCTTAGCTCACCGCTTACAAATTTCTGAAGCCTCTTTACTTTTAATCCAGAAGACGACATGAAGACGTAAACGCCATCTTCTTCATAGAAATTTATTGCTTGGTCTACGAATAGCCAATCACCGCTGTTAAATGTTGGCTGCATTGAATCGCCAGAAGCGGTAATAATCGATATTGATTTTAGATTATTACCAATATTGTTTCTTGCCCATTTTTCTGAAACTTCAACCAATTGTACTGATTCAGGAAAATCGCTATTGTCAAAACCGTTGCCCGCAGCAGCTTTTACGTCAAGTAGCGTAAATTGAATAAATCCTTCTTGTGGCGTCGTATCTGTTGTTTTAACCGGTTGGTCAAACCAACCACGAGGCAAACCTAAAACTCCTTCAATTTCGCGAGCTGTATCCGATTTCATAGAGCGGGCTTTTCCCGTTTTAGAGTCGGCGGAACCGTTAACCCATTGGCTTATCTGAGCAGGAGATTTGTCAATTCTTTTGCTTAGCCCAGTTTGTCCACCGTATTGCTTAGAAAGCATTAATAACCTCTCTCTGTAAGTTTCTTCTATGGTTTTCATACAAATCCTTTCAATCAGATTATTAGCAATTTGCTAACAAAAATAAATGTGCATTATGCTTGATTTTTGTTTAGCGAATCGCTAATATAAATAGCGGAAAGGATTAATATGAATTTACAGGAATACTTAAACAGTAAAGGGAGAGGCTCAACAACTGCGCTTGCTAAATCTATTGGTGCCCATGTTCCCGATGTCTCAAGATGGGCAGAAGGTAAGCGCCCGTGTCCCCCGTGGCGATGCTTGAAAATCGAAAAATATACTAATGGCGTCGTTTCTAGAAAAGATTTGCGCCCTTTTGATTACCAAAAACACTGGCCGGAGCTGAAGGATGCCCACGATGACAACTAAAGCAGCGCAGACAATTCAGATTGTCAACGATAAAGACACAGGTAAGCGCTATGCGTGTTACTCGCTGGTTAGCCTAGATTAGAGGTGCAATATGAGCGTTAAATTAATGGCAAAAGCTTGGGAAATGGACTTATCACAAGGCGAAAAGCTGGTGTTATTAGCACTATGCGACCACGCCAATGATGATGGTGTTTGCTACCCAAGCCAAGAGTATTTGGCTCAAAAATGCAGCATGAGCCCACGGTCTTTAATAGACCAGATTAACAAACTAAAAAAGTATGGGATTTTAACTGCTGAGCGCAGGCAAAAAAGCGGTGGTCGTCTGGCGAATTTGTACGTTATCAACTTAGATAACTTCAGCCAAAGTGCAAATTCTGCACCTGCAAAATCTGCATGTGAAAATTCTGCACATGCAGAATCTGCACCTACCAATGTGCAAATTACCGCAGAGTTACCTGCAAAATCTGCACCTTCCTTTAAAGAAGAACCATCAAAGAACCATCAATTAGAACCATCAATTAGAACCATCAATTAGAACCATCAATTAGAACCATCAATTAGAACCATCAATATATACACACCCACCTGCCGACGAAAAAGAACAGACCACCGGCGAAAAAAAATTGGGGGTATGGGCAGAGGGGCTATCCTTGCTCACAGACAAGGGAGTTGATGAACAGGTTGCCAAGGATTTTATTGCCATACGGAAATCGCAAAAGGCACCGCTCACCATGACAGCCCTAGGCAGAATTGAGCGGGAGGCGACCAAAGCCGGCTTAACGCTTGAGGGGGTAATTCGACTGTGTGCAGAAAAAGGCTGGCGCGGGTTTGAAGCGTCATGGTTGCAGGAATACCGTAATCAGCCTCAGCCACACAAGCCAAGCGTTAAAGACGTGCCTGTTCATACTGAGGGGGGGAGATTGTCATGGTAAGCGGATTGACATCGGTAGGCAGCATGTTTGCCAACCACCCGCAATTTGTGGTTGCAGAACACGGCACAGCCATATGCAGCACACATGGCGAATACCAGCAAACGAAATACCAATCTGGCCGCGTTACCAAATGCCCAGAGTGTGAGCGTGAACGTGAACAACAACGCATTGCAGACGAAAAGGCAGCGCAGTTACGAGAAGCTGCCGAACGCAAAAGCAAACTGATTGACGAGCTAATCGGCAACTCAGGCATTCCAAAACGCTTTCTTGGCAAAACACTGAAAAACTATCAGGTGAGCTGCAAAGAGCAACAAGACGTAATTAACGACGCCAAGGCTTTTTTGATTGAATTTAGCAGCCCTCATGGGCACTCTGGTCGCAGTATGACAATGCTGGGCAATACTGGTACAGGAAAATCTCACATCGCCAGCGCGATGGCTTTATGCGTCATTAAACACTATGGTGGTACAGCGCGATTTACCAGCGTTTCAGAGATTAACAGGCTGGTTAGAGAATCGAAGAGCTACAACGCTGAATACACTGAAACAGAAATCATTACAGCCTTTGGAAATTATGACCTGCTGATTGTTGATGAGGTTGGCATTCAGTCTGGTACAGATGCAGAAAGCCGTGCGTTATTCGATGTTTTTAATGCCCGCTATCAGAACATGAAACCGACGATTGTCATTAGCAATCTGAATATAAACCAGCTTAAAGACGCATTGGGTGAACGCATCGTCGACAGGCTAAAAGAGGGTGGCGGCTTAATTCTTGGCTTTAACTGGGGGTCGTATCGTGGCTAAAAACACCTGTATAGCTTGTTGCCACTGGATGCTGAAACGAAAAAATAATAAAGGCGAATATGTCGCCGATGAGATGACAAGGAAAGGTGGCTGGGGCTGGTGTCGGTTTGATGAGATATGGAGATATTGCTCCTATCGCAAAGAATGTTCAAAAGGCAAATTTGAGCCAATAGAGGATGGGTTGAGAAGACAACGGGAAGAGTGGATAGCCAGAAAAGATGCAGAACAACAAAAACGCTGCCAAGAACTGATGCGAGCTGAAAGATTAAGGACAAGGAAATGAAGCAGCTACGAAAATCACCCAAGCGTAAATGCCGCTGGTGTGGTGCAGAGTTTGAAAAGCAGCGGTCATTACAGATTGTTTGTAGTCCAGCTTGCGCTATATCCTTGAACAAAAGGAAACGTGAGGCTGCAAACAAAAAAGCACAGGCGGAGGCAAAACGACGGGAAAGAGCGGTTATAAAAGCCCGCAGGCACGCATTAGAAACCAAACCGCAGCTTACGAAGCGCGCACAGGCGGCATTTAATGCCTTTATCAGATTGAGAGATAAGCACCAGTCTTGCATTAGCTGTGGTAATCCCTTGCCTGATACGCCTAACGGTTACGATGCAGGGCATTATCGTTCAGTAGGCTCAGCACCTAATCTGCGCTTTAATGAAAACAACTGTCATGGGCAATGTAAGCGTTGCAACAATTATTTAAGCGGTAACCATGTTAACTATCGCCTCAGGTTAGCTGAGCGTATTGGATTAGAGGCTGTAGAAAAGCTGGAATCTGATAACAAGCCACTCCACTACACTAAAGATGATTTACGCCAGATAGAGAGGTTATACAAGGAAAAAAGGCGGGCATTGCTATGACTGAAAGATTTAAGCGAAGAATTAACAAAAAAAATAAACGGGATGTAATGACGCTTGCTTGGGATTTTGTAGGCACATTACTAAATACTCATGATGATATTTTCATTGAGGTGCGAAGCGTTACACGTTCAGATGAACAGAATGCCAAATTACATGCCATGCTGGGCGACATAGCCAAACAAAAAACATTCAACGGTAAAAAACTGAGTATTGAGCAGTGGAAGATGATTTTTGTAAGTGGCCATCGGATAGCCACTGGCGGGCAGGCAGAAATGGCGATAGGGCTAGAGGGTGAGGTTATCAATCTAAGGGAATCGACGGCGCAGATGGGGGTTAAGCGCATGGCTAGTCTGATTGAGTATATAACAGCTTGGGGAGCTGAAAATGATGTTAAGTTTACTGATAGGAGAGGCTTATGTTATCAAAATGTAGCATAGATGCTGCTGTAGATGTGCTGACTGCATATGAGCGAACTATGGCAGACCGGAAGCGGCAAGGGCATTGTCTGAGCGCTGAATGGCGTTACGGGAGGGATAAAGTAATCAGGGACTATGCTTTTGATGGTGTGCACTATAAGCCTGAGGTGTTTGTGTTGGTAAGATGTGCGTTGTTGTTACTGGCGCAAAACAATCGGGAAGCGTTTAATGTGCTTAATATTGAATATGGGCGCAAAAGTCCTTATTTTAAGAGCCGTTCAATTTCTGCACGTCATCGCGCTATGGTTAATAGGACGACATGGGCTGAACAGGTGGAAAGGGCTTTGGTGCTGTTTTGGGCGTATATGCAAAAATGTGATGATTTTGATAAATATTTTTACAATTTGCCCTTGCGCACGGCTTGAATATGCAGTATATTTCTAGTTAACAATTAGTTAATGCTTTTTAGTGCCGGTGGCAGCCTTGCTGCACCCTGAAGAAAGGCGTTATTTTATATTACTACCATGATAGACATCAACTTTTAATATATTCAGCCCGCCCTTGGCGGGTTTTTTGTTGGGCATTTGAATTTAAGAAAAGACGGCGACATAGCTCAAGCAAAGGGATTAATTAATATTCAGCGGATTAGTTAAATGCTAGTCCGCTTTTATTTGGAGTTGTTATATGGCGATGGTGGATTTTGAGCGGGTGTGTTTGGCCTCTTTAGGGAGGGTTGCGGCAAAAGCTAGAGAGGGTGACCGCAAAGAAATACTTGATGTAGTGAAACGACTTGCTAATGAATTAGAAGCTGCTACTAATGGACTATTAAAAGCACGGATGCCGAAGGGGATAGGATCGTATGATTTTGAGGGTTGTGACTATTTCTGGATTGGTTTAGAAAATGCAGAAACAAAAGAGTGGCAAAATCTAGTGCAATTTGAAACAAACTTTGGAGGTTATCCTGTTCGTATTTCATATACTAATGATCTCCAAACCCGCACAAATTTTACCACCTCCGCAAAAAACAGATTGGCCTTAGAGGGTTCTTTAGCTGGGATGCTCCGCTTCCCAGTCATAGCAGAACGTATATATTCTCTGATGAATGAATAACGACCGATAATCTTGTATTGAATAAAGATTATATAGTTTATAAGTTCTAACTAATTAAGCAAATGGATTAATTAACATGGCAAAAGAATGGCGAACAGGGAAGAATAGTGCGCAGCGTGGTTATGGGTATAAATGGCGCAAGGAGCGTGCTAGATGGCTTAAGGAGCACCCTTTATGCGTCTACTGTAATGCGCAAGGCAGGATCACGCCAGCGACTGTGGTGGATCATATTAACCCACACAATGGTGATCAGAAGTTATTTTGGTCAAGGAGCAACTGGCAGTCATTATGTAAGCTGCACCATGACAGTACTAAGCAGCACGAGGAGCAAACAGGGAAGCGCAGGCCGGTAATCGGATTGGATGGGTATCCAGTAAATAGCGATATATAGATTAGATGGGCATCATCATATTGATGATGCCTGCCCGATTCTTAAGGTTGATCAAAAGCAGTCTATAAGATGGGGGGGGGATGAAATCTGGATTATGCCAATCTTGTGTTGACCGCCGGCTTCCCTCTATTTGCACAACCGCGAAATGAATATTTTTTTTTGGAGCTTAAAGGATGGGCGGTAGACGACCAACACCCACGGCACTCAAGCTTGTTAAGGGCAACCCGGGCAAAAGAGCTATTAATAAAAAGGAGCCAAAACCGGCAAAATTTGATACGGATTGCCCGAAACACCTATCAGCTAAGGCGCAATATGCGTGGGATAGGTTGGTTGTCATTTTGGATGAAATGGGCGTTCTGACAATGGCCGATGTGCTTGCTTTAGAACGTTTGTGTGATTGCTATGCTTATATTTTGGCGGCGCGCGAGCTGATAAAAAAAGACGGACGGACATATAAAACCGTTGATGCAAATGGTAATACGCTAATTAAGAATAATCCTGCTGTTAATCAGCTGCGTGCGGCTGATGCGCAATTTAAATCCTATCTTGTTGAGTTTGGATTGACTCCGGCGGCAAGGTCAAAAATTCAGGTAACCAATGATGGAGAGGAAAACAAAGAAGACCCGATGCAAGAATTCTTTGGATAGTGCCACTCAATATGCGCAAAATGTTGTATCTGGGAAATTGATTGCAGGTCCAGATATTAGAAATGCCTGTAAGCGACATTTGGATGATTTAGAACAAGGCCACAAACGTGGCCTTTTTTTTGATTCTGAGCAAGCGGAAAAGTATATACGCTTTTTCTGCAAGGTGTTAAAGCTTAATGGTGGGGATTACGAGGGCAAGCCGTTTATTCCTTTGCCTTGGCAGTGTTTTATCATCGGCAGCCTCTTTGGGTGGAAAACCACAGACGGAGCGAGGCGTTTTAATCAAGCATATATAGAGACCGGCAAAGGTTCTGGTAAATCCCCTCTGGCTGCTGGCATTGGATTGGCAGGGATGATTGTTGATGATGAACCTCGTGCAGAAATATATGCAGCTGCAACCAAAAAAGACCAAGCAATGATTTTATTTCGTGATGCCGTTGCAATGGTTGAGCAGTCTCCAGAGTTGGTAAAACGCATATCAACGAGCGGGGGCAAGGGTAAAGAATGGAATCTGGCATATTTAAAGAAAAATTCATTTTTTCGGCCAATCAGTTCTGATGATGGGCAGTCTGGACCACGCCCACATATTGGCTTGATTGATGAGTTGCATGAGCATAAGACTAATATTGTTTTTGAAATGCTAAAAGCAGGCACGAAGAGCCGCAAGAATCCACTAATCCTTGCTATTACCAATAGTGGAGCAGATAAGCATTCTCCTTGCTGGGAATACCACGAGTATGGTGTAAAAGTGGCATCAGGAGAAATTGTTGATGATGGCTTCTTTTCCTATATTTGTTCATTGGATGAGGGAGATGACCCACTTGAGGATGAATCTTGCTGGTGTAAGTCCAATCCTTCCTTACAAGAATCAGATTTACCCGGAATGAAATACCTGCGCGGGCAGATCACAGGTGCGCGTGGAATGCCAAGCAAGGAATCACTTGTAAGACGTTTAAATTTTTGCGAGTGGGTTGGCGCACTAAATCCGTGGATTAGTATAGATATATGGAAAGAACAAAAGATAGATTTTGATTGGCGCACACTACGTGGGCGGCGTGCTTGGGGCGGGTTGGATTTATCAAGCACAACCGATTTAACAGGGTTGGTTTTTGTCGTTGAGCCAATTGAGGAGGGTAAGCCATGGCAGGTGGTGCCGTTTGCATGGATTCCTGATGAAAATATTGCAGATAAAGAAAAGATGGATGGTGTGCCATATTCGCAATGGAAAACACTAGGGTTTCTTGAGACTACTCCGGGCGCAGCAGTGAGCAAACTTGTAGTCGCGCAGAAGCTTTCGGCTTTATGTGATTTTTTCGATGTGCAGTGTGTCGCCTATGACCGATGGCGCATTGCTGATTTTATACAGAGTGCCAATGATTCTGGCATAACGTTGCCAGCGATGAAGCCTTTTGGGCAGGGTTTTAAAGATATGACCCCTGCGATTGAGAAGTTCGAAACCATGCTCCTTAATCATGAGATTGTACATCCGAGTCATCCCGTACTTAATTGGTGCGCTGGTAATGCGGTAGCTGTTTCGGATGATGCTGGTAATCGCAAATTATCCAAGGGGAAAGCAACAGGCAGAATGGATTTGATTATCGCCACTGTAATGGCTATCGGGGTGATTGAAAAGCAGGAAATTCAGCCAGATTACGCGAAAAGTATTTTTATTGTATAGCCGTTTAGGCGTTTGTTATTACAACCGCTTAGGCGGTTTTTTAATAAGGATTAGCTGTTATGAATCACACTAAAGCATATGGCTACCTTGAAGTTAAATCTTTTGATGATGATAAAAGAATAATTACAGGGATTGCCACAACGCCAAATACAGATAGAGCTGAGGATATTGTCGACCCAAGAGGAGCTAAGTTTACTTTACCTATCCCGTTCTTGTGGCAGCACGACCATACACAACCAATTGGTGATGTGATAGAGGCAAAGGTAACAGATGCAGGCATTGAAGTGGTTATTCAGCTCGCAAGTATTAAAGAGGAGGGCTCTTTAAAGGATAGGCTGGATACGGCATGGCTGTCTATTAAAAACAAACTGGTTAAGGGTTTGTCAATCGGCTTCCGTGCTGTTGAATATTCATTTATAGAGAACTCATACGGCATTCATTACACAGCATGGGATTGGTATGAGTTATCAGCCGTTACTATTCCTGCCAATGCGGAAGCAACCATCACTACTGTAAAGCAGCTTTTTACTACTACTGCGGAATCTCAGAAACGGCCAGCTGATAAATCGGATGCTGTAATTAATGCGGGTTCCGTTTCAAAGAATTCGGGCATGTCAAATCAACCGACGCAAATCGCTAAGGAGCAGGACGCGTTTGTCCCCGCTGATTCGTTGCCTGAATCCCTCGTTGGCGTTGCGACGAAAAAGCACCTAGTCGTGAGTCTTGCTCCGACAAATAAACACTTAATCGTAAAACTTTAAACTAATGATGAGAGGTTAAATAATGACTATTGAAGAACAAATTAATGCGGTCAAGGCTAAGATTAAAGAAAATCGGGATTTGATAACCAAGACTGTAGGCGAGGCTGTAGAGAAAGGCCTTACACCATCCGAGGAGCAGGAGGCTGTTATTACCAAGGCTGAGGATGAAATTAAGGTATTGGAGCTTAATCTGGCGAGACTGGAGAAAAATCACGCTACAGCAAATCAGGTAGCGGAAACAGCCGCGCCAGCTAAAGGTGATACTGTGACGGAGGGGGTGCAATCAACCGCGGGTAATAATGTGACGGTTAAGTCTAATCTACCTAAAGGTATTGGATTTGCACAATTTGCGCGCGCTAAAATGATTGCTGCACTGGAGGCTAAAAAAGGCAACTATATTTCCCCGGCAGCAGCTGCTAAAAATCTAGGGTTTAGCGAGGATGTAATTAAATACATAGAAAAAGCAACATTAGGTACAACCACAGATAGCGGTTTTGCTGCGCCACTTGTTGAGCGAGATACGTTTCATGGTGAGTTTATTGAGTTGCTACGCAATGAAACTATTTTTGATAAATTGAAAGGTTACCGTTCAGTACCGTTTAATGTAAAAATCAACGGGCAAGCAACAGGCGGTTCGGCTTCTTGGGTGGGTGAGGGCAAGAAAAAACCACTGACTAATCCTACTTTCGAATCAATTGAGATAAAAGAGCATAAACTTGCCGCCATCACCGTCTATACACAAGAGTTAATACGGCGCGCCGATCCTGCTATTGATAAGTTAGTACTAGATGATTTACTAAAAGCCTCCGCCGCGCTTATTGATGACACCTTTTTAGGTAATGGTAAGCAAACTGATGATGCGCCTGCAGGCATGTTATTTGGTGTCACTGCCAAACCTCCAACCGGTACAGCTGCTGCGGATTATGAAAAAGATATCCTTGGATTACTGCAAACGTTTATTGAAAAGAACTTATCCGCAGATGGTAGTTACCTGTTAATGTCGGAAACAAGAGCTATGCAAATTGCGATTTTGCGTGATGCACTAGGGAATACTTACTTCCCCGGCATGAGTCTCAACGGTGCGCGTAATCTGCTGGGTATTCCAGTTATTACCAGTCAAACCGTGGGCAATAAAATTATCCTGATTAAAATGTCAGAAATATTGGTTGCCCAAGATGGTGGTGTTGATGTGTCCTATAGTGATCAGGCAACACTCATTGACGGAGATAAAACGCATAATCTGTGGCAGGAAAATAAATTTGCTGTTCGTGTAGAGAAGTTTATTACATGGGCAAAACGTCGGGCGATTGCTGCGGCATTTCTTGACTATACTAGCATTTAAAAATAAAGGCGACTTCGGTCGCCTTTTTCTTGGAGTTTGTATGGAAATTAAATACTTAAAAGCTATGCATGATGCAGCGGTAGGCGAGGTTAAAGATGTCAAAACAGAATGTGCTTTAATTTTAATTAAGCTTGGCGTTGCGGTTTGTGCTGATGCTGGTGCTGATGCTGGTGCTCGAAAAAGTAAAGGCGCAGGTGCCAAGAAATCCAAATAACCACATAGAAACGTCATGGTGGGAAAATGAGCTGGCTAAAACGATTGTTTAGAAAGAAATCCTCACCTAAAGCTGGTGGTGGTTGGCAGTCAATATGTGAATCTGCTCGGGGTCCATGGCAATTTGGAATGAGAATGGACCCGGAAGATGTAAATAGCTTTTTTGCGGTTTTTGCGTGTATTTCGAAAATATCACAGGATATTAGCAAATTACCCTTGCTCACTAAGATAATTAGCGATGGTGTATGGCAGACACAGGAATTAAAAGGATATGACTTTATCTTGAAGCCTAATCACTACCAGACGCTACAACAATTTTTTGAGCGATGGGTGCAATCAAAGCTATTTAAGGGTAATACCTATGTGTATAAAGAGCGGGATATATACGGAAAGGTAAAAAATCTGCATGTATTACATCCCGACAGAGTGCAGCCATTGGTTGCAGATAATGGAGAGGTTTATTATCAAATAGCTAACGACAGGTTAAGCATGATAGGCGACAGCCCCATTATTTTGCCGGCGAGTGAGGTTATACACGACCGCTGGAATTGCTTTTACCACCCGCTAGTAGGTTTATCACCCGTCGTGGCATGCAAGGTGTCAGTAGATAACGGGCTTGCTATACAGGCAAACAGCAGAACATTTTTTAAGAATCAGTCGCGCCCATCTGGAATATTAACAACGCCGGGGTCAATCAGTGAAGAGACGGCAAAGTTGATTAGGGAGCGATGGAATTCAGCTTATGGCGGGCAAAATCAAGGCGGTACAGCTGTTCTTGGCGATGATATGAAATATCAGACCGTAACAATGTCTGCTGCGGATTCTCAACTTATTGAGCAATTGCGTCTTTCTGCTGAAATAGTATGCAGTGCTTTTAAAATGCCGCCTTTCCTTATTGGGCTGGCCTCTTTGCCTAATAACATGAAGGTAGAAGATTTGAATGAAATCTACTATTCAGGTTGTTTGCAGACCCTGATTGAGGCAATAGAAAATCTGCTTACACAAGAGGTTGTAACAGACAAAAAGGTTAGCATTGAGTTTGACCTTGATTCTTTAATAAGGATGAATAGTACAACCTTAATGGGGATGTTAAAAGAAGGGGTAAGTTCAGCGCTTATGACTCCCAACGAGGCGCGCCAGCGTATTGGTTTGTGTCCTGTTGAGGGGGGTGATACGCCTTATTTACAGCAGCAAAACTTTTCATTAAGCGCCTTGGCTAAACGCGACGCCAAGGAAGACCCTTTTGCTGGCAAAACTGCGAAAAACATGCCCGCTGAATCAGAAATAGCTTTCAAAGCAGCGTATGCTGGGGTTTTTAACAAGGAGGTGCCTTATTTAAAAGGACAGTTTGTTACAAAGAGCGGTTCACTGTGGGCTGTTTTAAATGACCATTGCGGTGATTTTGACCATGCTAACTTTAAATTGTGTTCCAAGGACTGGATAAAATGAGTATTGTAGCTTTAAGTGAAGTGAAACAACACTTGCGTTACGATGACAGTGAGAGTGACGTTATTCTTGAACTGTATATTAACGCTGCTGAGGCTTTTATTAAGAAATACCTGAACCAGACCGATGTTGATTTATCCAACATAGCCATTAAACAAGCAGCCCTGTTGCTGATTGGTCACTGGGATGCTGACAGAAACGGCGGCTCAAGTGAATTACCAAATGGCCAGCACCTGCCATCTGCGGTATTGGCACTGCTGGAGCCGTTTCGCATGCCGCTGGTGGTGTGATATGCGTGCAGGGCTGTTAAGAACGCGCATAACCGTTATGCAACCAATTGGCGGCAAGGATGTGAATGGTGCAGTCACGCAGGATTGGGCTGAATTTGGGAGGTTGTGGGCGGATGTACGCAATAAATCAGGGCTTGAAACCATTAAGGCAGACAAGGTAATTGGTATTGTCAGGGTAAGTATTAGGGTTCGGTACAACACTAAATTAAATAATGCTATGCGTGTCATTGTTAATAATGTAATTTATAATATCAAGGTAGTAATGCATGACGTAAATTCACGTGAGTACACGGATTTGATTTGTGAAGCTGTTACCTGACAACCTAAAGGATGAAATATGAGAAAGTTTTTTATCTGTTTATTGTTAATGCTGCCTTTGATGAGCAATGCTTATCCAATCTTTCCAAAAGAAGCGGAATCACTACAGTCGTATGAGTTTGGCGATTTTATTAAGTTATTTATGCAAGCGCCCGTTGGTATGACTGGCAAGGATTATATTGCTTGGGATACATATGCTGATAATCATAATTTCATTTGGCAAACGGATGGTACGGATGGTACCGGTAGTATAGAAACTGATAGTGGTGAGACAGTTTATTTTCGCGGTGCAATGGTAAGGATTAATGTTAATGGTGTTGTGCCGTTAGAGTTGAAGAAAAACTGGTCAGAAATGACATGGCAGGTTCGGTATTGGACCCGCAATAATCCGAACTTTGGTGCTGAGAGCGTTTCGATTAGTAATGAGTGCTTTGGCTATAATGCAAAAAATTGTGTATTACCACCGTTGAAATCCTTGAGTATGGCGAATATTAAGTACAAGAAAATTTGTCAACAAAATGATACGATGGGGAGAATTACTGGTTATGAGTTAAGCCTAGATGGATTTAGAAAGGTTTATTTAGCGTATACAATCAGTGAAGGCTCTGGAGGCGCAAGTGCATTTTATGAGCTGCATTTCAGCAAACCTAAGAAGTTTTGTGATACGGGGGAGGAAGAATAAAGAATTGTTATTATTTGATTATGTAACAAATTCAAGCCAGCCTAGTGCTGGCTTTTTTAATGGAGGTTATATGCTTAAATTAGATGTTGATTTATCTGAATTGAATAACCAATTAGACGGTATTTCTGACAGAGTGCAAAAGAATCTAAGGCGGGCGGTGTATGAGGGGGCAGTTCTAATCAGGGATGAGGCGATTAAGCTGGCGGGAGTTAGTAAAAAGCCGCATATTTTTCGCTCCGGTCGCTTGGACAGGGATACAGGCAAAATGGTTTGGGATGGTTCGCCGTACGAGTTTAATCCCGGTGACTTGAAAAAAAGTATTTATATCGCTTTTGCCAAGGATAAGAGTATTGAGGGTGAGCGTGTGGAATATGATATTTCATTCCGTAAAAACACTTCGTATGGTGTACAGGGGCAGAGTGTACCTTATGCGTACTGGCAAGAATTGGGCAGAGCGATAGAGTATGGTGGGCCTAAAGTGATTGCGCACCCTTTTTTACGCCCAGCTTTTGATAAAAAGAGATTGCAGACTAGGGCTTTAATAACTAAAGCATTACAGGACGCGGCAAATGGAAAAACAGCTAATAATGGCGATTAATGCTGCTTTGCCTAATATCCCTGTTTACTGGGGGTTTGCAAATGATGCAGCGCAAGCACCATTTATTGTCTTGCAGTGGGTAGGTGGTGCAGGGTATCTGTTTATGGACTATCAGACTTCGGGCGGTTTTGAACGACGTTTGCAAGTAGCCGCTTGGGCAGAAACGTATATAGCTGCAAATGAGTATATTCGGGCAATTCAAGAGGCACTACTGCGCTTACCGGTAGTTAGTGCCATTGATGCGCCTATAGATACATATGATTATGAGATGTCGGTTTATGGCAGTCACATGGATTTTACGGTGATTACCTGAAATAAACCGGTTAATTTGTTATACGGCCTTGTGGCCGTTTTTTATTTATTGAGAGGTGCAATATGGCAGCACAATTGCCTGATGGTTCTAAACTTTATATTGAAAAAGGCCGCGATACTCCGATTAGTATTACCAGTATAAGCAATGCTAATCCGGCGGTTGCAACGGCAGCTAATCATACTTTGGCTACTGGAGATTATATTGAGCTTGTAAGTGGCTGGAGCGGCATCACTATGCGCATTGTCCGTGTTGGTAAAGTAACTAAAGATACGTTTGAATTAGAGGGTATTAACACAAGTAAGGTTGAGGATTTTCCAGTTGGCGGCGGCAAGGGGAGCGCACGCAAGATTCTTGAGAGAGTGCAGATTACACAGGTGCTGGAGTTTAATACTTCTGGTGGTGAGCAGCAGTATGCTACTTTCCAGTTTCTGGAAGATAATTTTGAGCGGAAGTTGCCTACCATCACATCTGCGCAATCAATTGATCTTGGTATTGCCGATGACCCTACGCTTGATGGTTACAAAGCGCTTAAAGAGGCTAAGGATAATCGCGGGAATTATGCAGTATTTCTGGAATTGTGCAGCGGCTCAACTATTGCGTATAACGCGGCAGTGTCATTAAACGAGACGCCAAAAGTCAATAAGGGCAATGTAATGCAGATTAACGCTAATCTGTCGCTGCAAGCCCTCCCAATGCGTTATTAATTCTATTTTTACACAATCCAGCCCGCTATGATGCGGGCTTTTTATTGAGGTGAACTATGAAACTAACACTAACCCCCAATCCAACTTTTACTTGTGTTGTTGATATCCATGTACCGGGCGAGCAGGAAAAAGGGCAGGTAAAAATTACTTACAAGGCCATGAGCCAGCCCGAGGCAGCAAAGTTTTTTGACAATGCAGTCGAGAAAAATCTTAGTCCTTACGAAATTGTCAAAGACTTGGTTGCAGGTTGGGATTTAGACGAAGCATTTACGCCAGATAACTTGAAACAGCTTACCGATAATTATTTTGGTGCAGCGAATGCGCTTTTAGATACCTATATGAGGGAGCTGACCAATAACCGCTTGGGAAACTAAAAGCCGCCGCCCGCGCATTGTATGCGAAGTCGGCATCTGAAGCTGAGCTCGCCGCCTTTGGATTTAAACCATCTGATTTCAATGAAGAAGTCTTAATCTGGCCAGAGAATTTTGAGGTGGTTAAGCTGTTTACGAAGTTGTCGACACAATGGCGCGTGGCAGCAGGCGGCGCAACCGGACTGGATTACAACGCGGTATACGCATTATTCAAAATGCATCGGATTAAGAAGAAGCGATATAAAGCCCTGCTGGCGGATATTGCAGTGATGGAATCAGCGGCATTGGATGAGATGTATAAGGATGTAAAACATGGCTGAAAACAAAACGAACATACGCATCAGCGGGGATATCAGTGGTTTAACTGCGGCAGTGGAATCAGCGAAGCGGTCAATTGGTAGTCTTGGTGGTACTGCGGAGCGGGTTGGGAAAACCACGCAGCAAGCCAGCCGTATAGCCGCTGAGAGTTATGCGAAATTTGGTGAGAATGCTAATAAAGCTGGTGTAGCAGCCGAATTTGCTTCGAAAAAACAAGAGCGCGCCGCGAAGTCGCTGGAAAATGCTATCCAGCGTACTATTGCAGCTGAAACTGCTGGTAGTCGTGCCACGCGTGAATATTATGAGTTATTAGCCAATCAACGCGGTTTGGATATCAAGCGGTTTGATCCGTTATTACAGAAACTGGATGCGCTTAATAATAAGGTAAAGGCAAATACAATTAGTATTGGCCAGTACCAAAATGCGTTGCGCATGGCTCCGGCGCAATTTACGGATATAGTCACTCAGTTAGCCGGTGGGCAAAGCCCTTTTCTTATCGCTATTCAGCAGGGCGGTCAGTTGCGCGATAGCTTCGGCAGTTTTGGCATGATGTTTAAAGGGCTGGCGAGCTTCATTACGCCTACTACTGTGGCTCTGGGCGGGGCAGCTGCTGCGGTTACTGCTGTTGGGGCGGCTTTTATTCAAGGCAGCAAAGAATCTGACGCTTTTCGCAAGGCGGTAATTTTAGCCGGTGGTTCCTCATCGGTAACTGCAGGGCAGATTCAGATGATGGCTGCTAAGATTGGCGATAGTACAGGTGCTATTAGTGAAGCTAGAGAGGCATTAACTAGTCTTATAAGTACTGGCGCGGCTGTTTCTGAGACTTTTGAGCAGGTGGCAACAGCCATTGCTTACAATAGCGAAATGACTGGACAAAAAGTAGAAGAGTTAGTCAAGCAATTTGCCAAGGTAAAAGAAGAGCCAGTAAAAGCGGTTGTTGAGTTATCACAAAACTATGATACGTTAACGGTCGCAGTTTATGAGCAGGCTAAGGCGTTAGTTGAATCAGGCAGGAAGGGTGATGCTGTTATTCTTGTGCAAAATAAGCTGGCACAAGGAGTGGTTGAAGCTGGCCGGCGCACATGGGAGAGTGCCGGACTAATGGAAAAAGGCTGGCTTACCGTAAAAAAGGCCGCAGAAATGGCTTGGGATGCCATGAAGGGGATTGGGAGGGAAGACCCGCTAGAAAAGCAGTTGCAAAGTGTATTACAGCAAATTGCGAAGCTTGAGGCACAAAAAAAAGGTGGTTCTCTTTTTGGTTCTTTTTTTGGAACTACCTATGACGATGATATTGCTAAGCTGAAAAAAGAGGCAGTCGAAATTCAGCGGAAAATTAAGTCTGATAGTGATGCTCAGAAAGCGCGCCAGCAGCAAGCCGAAGCAGTAGCCAAGCGCGCAGAAATGGACAAACAAGCCGACAGCGTCATCAAAGCCAACCAGACGCCAGTAGAGCGCATTGACGAGCAGATAAAGCAGGCGCGTGAACTGGAGAAATACTATCGTTCAATTAAAGATGACAAAATCGCTGCAAACAAAGCTGATCAGATAGCATTGGATATTGGTCGAATGCAAAAAGACCGTGCCGAAGCAGTTAAAAAAGCCAATGAAAAGGGCAAGCCAAGGAAGCATGATCAGCGGCTAATGAATGATACGGTTAGGTTACAGGCGTCTCGTTATAATTACTCAGGATTGGAGCGTCAGTACGGCTTACCGGCCGGCCTTCTGGCTGCTATATCAATGCAGGAATCTAGAGGTAATCCAAAAGCGTTATCAATAGCTGGTGCGCGAGGGTTATTTCAGTTTATGCCAGGAACTGCTAAACGATTTGGTGTTAACGTTCATGACCCGGCATCATCAGCAGATGGGGCTGCTAAATATTTAAGCTATCTACTAAAGTTTTTCAAAGGTGATTTGATTAAAGCCATAAGTGCTTACAATGCTGGTGAAGGAACGATCAGTAATATTGGGAAGCCAACTAAAGGTGGGCGGATTCGTCAATTGCCAACGGAGACGCGCAAGTATACGCCAATGGTTCTTAAGCGCATGGCAGCTTATAACAATCAATCCGATGATGGTAGTGCTGATTATGCAAGTGACTATTTGGCCGAATTGCAAGAGCTGGCTAAGAAGCGGCTTGAGATTGAGAAATCTTTTTATACCAAGCGAGAAAAACTGGCAGCGGATTATCAGGGGCAGCTCGAAAAAATCAATGAAGCGAGTTTTGATAATGAGACGCGGCAGAAATATCTAGAATTGGCCAAACAGGATTATGATCGCGATGTCGCAGCATATGAGGAGGCACAGCGGCGGAAGCTTGAATCAGCATGGGATTTTAATAAAGATGCTATTCAGTTAATACATGAAAGAGCGGAGGCTGAACGGAAAGAAATAGAGTTAAACAAAGATCTAACCCAATTGCAAAAGGATGAGTTACTCAAAGCCTCTAAAGCCCACGAAAAAAGCGATGTGCAGGCGTCCCTTGGAATTAATGAGGTTGATCAGGCCGTACGGCAGTTAAAGATGTTACAGCGTGAACTTGGAATGGGAAACCTGTCCACTCACCGCTATAAATCCATGTTTGACGACATCGGGATTAATCGCAGCTTTAAAGAGGCTAAAAAATGGGGCAAACAAGAAACACCCTTTGATGACCTGAAAGAGCAGTATGAAAACTATCAGGAAAGCATTACTAATTTTTATGATGTGCAAATTGAGCTAGCTCAAGGTAATGCTGACAAGATAGTAGAAATTGAACGCAAGAAACAGGAAGACTTGGCCAGCCTGAATGAAACTTATCAGCAGCAAAGTCTAACTACGCAACTTGGTTATGGAGAGCAGATAGTTGGCAGCATGTCTTCCATGCTGGAGGAGTCAGTTGGCAAACATTCAACAGCATATCGGCTTATGCTTGCTACACAAAAGGCATTCGCCATCGCTAGTTCAGTTATCGCTATACAAAATGCTATTGCTCAGGCATCTGCCGCACCATTCCCGTCAAATTTGGCAGCTATGGCAACAGTGGCAGCAGAAACCGCAAACATTGTATCCAGTATTGCAGCGGTGTCTGCTGGGTTTTCCAGTGGGGGCTATACCGGAGATGGCGGTAAGTATGAGCCAGCCGGCATAGTGCATAGAGGTGAGTTTGTCTTGAATCAGACTGATGTGCGCAATATGGGCGGTGTGGCTGGTATTGAGCGCTTACGCGCTCTTGCCGGAGGGAACGGTAAGGGTTATGCCGATGGTGGTGCTGTTGGGCGTAGCGTTATTGGTAATATGACCGCCAATCCCGCTATAGCAATGGGTGGCGTACATCAAACCATTACGGTAAATGGTAATCCTGACAACGCTACTATGCAGGCAATAGAAAATGCAGCGAAACGCGGTGCGCAAATGGGTTACCAGCAGGTTGCAAGGCATTTAGCTACAGGACAAGGTGATGTAAGCAAAGCATTAAAAGGCGGCTGGACAACTAACAGGAAACTATCATGACGATATTAAATCGGCTTTATGCTAGCTCGGGCAGCGAAATTATTTACGGAACGGTGCAGATTGATGTTGGCTCGAATTCGTATTATCTGGTTAAGGGATGGGATGATATTCGCTGCACGCTTGAAAATGGTCGGACGGTGGACTTTGTGGCGGCCGCGATAGATTTGGCATTGCCAGCGCGTAATAAGGACGGTACGCAGGATTTAAAACTTGCCATCGGCAATATTGAGGGCATTGTGTCATCACAAATCCGCGCCAGTTTAAATGCGCTGGAAAACGCCACCATTACCTATCGCACTTATGTTTCAACTGATTTGACCGCACCAGCAGCCAAGCCGTTCACCTTAGCCGTTAAAAGCGGATTCTGGACGGCTGAGCAGGTGCAAATAACTGCAGGCTACTTGAATGTTCTTGATACGGCGTGGCCGCGCTATCGTTACACATTGGCTGATTTCCCGGGGCTGAGGTATATAACATGAGTTTTAATGCAGACCGTTACAGAGCGGTTATCTGGACAAAAGGCGGGCGGGATTTTCCTGCCCTCGATTGTTTTGGCTTAATCAATGAGGTGAGGCGGGATTTAAGCCTGCCGGCATGGCCTGATTTTGCTGGCGTGACTAAAGACAACGGCGGGTTAGACGCCAACGCTCGGCTGATGTTTGAACGGCTGGAGAAGTGTCAGCCACAAGCAGGGGCGGGAGTGGCTTGTTATTCTGGTAGTGTGGTTGATCATGTGGCGGTTGTGGTTGAATTAAACGGCCTGTTACATGTAGCAGAATGCAATCCCCGGACGAATGTAACCTTTTTGCCGCTGCAACGCTTTGCAAGGCGGTTTTACAGGGTGGAGTACTGGCGATGATTAGAATTTATCCTAGCCGGCTTAATGGAGAGCCAATAGAAACCCACCAGCACCAAAAAACCAGTTTAGCCGACTGGTTTTTTTTCAATGTGGCCGGTTTTGATCTGGATACGGAGCACCCTATCGTTATAGAAGTAAACGGTGTGGAGGTCGAGCCGGGGAAATGGCGCAATACCATTATTGATGCTCAGGATGATGTAAGAATTTACCCTAAGCCATATGCTATTGGTGTGGGTGTATCGGCATGGGTGTATGCATACTATGCAGTGGTGGCAGCAGTGGCCCTGTATTCGGTGTATATGATTCTTACTATGTCTTCACAAGGGGCTGCTAACACTAACACTAATGGCGATGGGTTGGAGTTAAATCCAGCCAAAGCAAACTCGGCCAAACTAGGTGACCCTATCCGTGAAGTGTTTGGCCGGCAGCGCATTTATCCTGACTATGTGGTTCAACCAGTTAACCGCTTTGTTTCTGGCAAACCAGAAACTTATCAAGCGCATTTATTTTTAAGCCTTGGTGTAGGGGAATTTGAATTCACGAAAAACGATATTCGTATCGGGAATACGCCAATAGCGGCACTAGGTAGTGATGTTGAATATGTAGTTTATCCTCCTGGCGCAGATGTATCTGGTGATTTTCGCAGTGAAAATTGGTGGAGTTCGACCGAAGTTGGCGGAACCAGCTCCGGAGCCGGCTTGGATATGGCGGTAACCGCTCCTGATGGCAATACGGTTAGCGCAACAACGGCAACCGCATCTGGTTATACTGTATTCTTCGATATCTCGACCCCTGCTGATAAGGCTGATTTTAAAGATACATGGGTAGCGGGCAAGAATGTAAGTATAAAAATGCCTGCGGATTTTTCTGTGCAAAACCAGAATGGTTACAGTTTAATTACCGGCGATTCTTTGAAAGAATTAAATGCCTATGTTGGGATGCCTGTCACTTTATATATCGGTAAAAGTGGTTTTGATTTATTAATAACAAGTTATCAAGACAGCAAAACCGATCCGGATACTCAAATAACCACCCCAATCACGCCGCGGATTACACTCTCTTATGCGGATAATACGCCATTTCACGGCTTGGGAGAGCAGCAACAAAGGCTTAGTATCTCTCATCGTGGCTGTGAATACCGGATAAGCGAAGTCAATGGCTTAACCGTAACTCTTGATAGAGTGATTGATGGTATTGTAGATAAAAACTGGACAGGCTTTATCCCCCGTACGGTTATGGATTTTATTGCCGATAATATCAATGATAAAGAGCGTTGGCTTGGCCCCTTTCTGGCATGTCCTGAAAACGAAAAAGTGGATGCTATTGAGCTTAATTTTGCTTTTCCATCGGGGATTTGTGATTGGGATGATGAGGGACGAAAAGAGCGGCAATCTGTGCTATGGGCGGTGGAGTACCGTTATGTAAACCAAACAAATTGGACTCATATCGAGGGTAAATGGTATGAAAAAAACGTAAACGGGCTGGGTTACACGCTAAGGTATAACTTCCCAGAACCGGGCTTAATCGAAGTACGTGCCCGCCGCCGTAATATTCAAAACGATGATGGTGCGCATGACAATATGTATTGGCAGGCTTTACGTGGCCGACTACTTAAGCGGCCGACTTCATACCCTGATGTCACCACGATAGGCATAACAGTTACCACTGGTGGCAAGCTGGCCGCGCAATCAGACCGGCGGGTCAATATTGTAGCCACGCGCAAATACAACAATGGCAAAAGTCGCAGTATTTCCGGAGCACTTAAACACGTTCTGGATAGTATTGGCTTGATTGATTATGACGCCGCAACTATTGATGAAATGGAGGCTAATTTATGGACGCCAAATAAGCAGTATTTTGATTGCCAAGTTGACAAAACCCAATCTGTACTAGATATGCTGCAAAAAATTTGCACCGCTGGCTTTGCTTATCCATTCCTTTCTGATGGATTGGTAAGTGTAGGTTATGAGGGAGAAAAAAACTGGGTCGGTATGATTACCCCGCAGGAAATGGCAGAGCCTTTACAGACCAGTTTTACTGCGCCGAGCGCAGATGACTATGATGGTATAGACGTAACTTATATCAATAGCCGCACATGGTCGGAAGAAACAGTGCTGTGCCGGCTTGATGACGTACCTAATCCCCAAAAGATAGAGTCGTACAAGCTGGATGGAGTGGTTAATGAAGATCAGGCATACCGGATTGGTATGCGCCGGTTAATGAAATATCGCTATCAGCGCTTATCTTTTAGTTGTAAGACTGAGATGGATGCGCTTTGTTACAACTATGGCGACAGAATCATACTAACAGACGATATTCCCGGGCATAAAACTATAAGTTGCTTGATAACGGATATTAGACGCGTTGATAACAATGCTCATATTCAGGTATCAGAGTTGCTGGACTGGCAATACAGCAACCCAAAGATTTTAATTAGGTGGCAAGATGGCAGGGCTTCTGGCGTTTTGACGGCACGGCAGATTGATGGCGGATTCAGCACCCCGTGGTTGCCAGAATTTGATGAAGTTATCCTCAATGATCCTGCAATTGAGCCGCCTCGGGCAGTGTTCTGCGAGTCTAAGCAGATTGGCTATGATGCGGTAATCGACAACATAGAACCGGAGGAAGATGGGATTTGTACCATCACTGCGCATGAGTACCAGCTTAGCTATTACGATTACGACGATGCCATATACCCTTTTGGGGACAAGAATTATCTGAGTTCAAAACCTTACCCGTATGTAGACATCGCCACTTTTGAGACTAGCGCCAATCTTGTTGGTATTGCTAACAAAACCATGCCCAATTGCGTATCCAGCGAAAATATTAGTACCGATGTAACGCTGGATAGTATTGTCATTCGCGACAATCTCAGTAAATTCAGCACTGAGCCGGAAAACATAAATGCATCTGCTTCGCTTAAGCAGATTGTTATCAATGAACTATTAACACAGATATCATCGGACGCGGAAAGCCTTACTGCAACTGTAAATCTTGATTCAGTATCAATTAAAACACTACTAGTTCAAGATAGCATGCCCGTAGAGCACATTAACGCAAGTGTAAATTTAGATGTAATTACCATTAAGGATATATAGCAATGAATATTAATGCTAAGGCCCGCTTCGGCGGGCTGTTTCAATTTGAAGTACGCAAATCAGGTACTGATAGACTAGTACAGAAAACAGGCTGGATGCCTAATCTGGTTTTGGATCAGGGTCTGGATTTTATGGCAACGGAGTATTGGTTTAAAGGATGCGCCGTAGGGACTGATGGGTCAAAGCCATACGCAACTCAAAGCGGGCTTGGTGCGCAATTTGCTTATAAAACAAATCCTGAATCAACAGGGTGGGGAATATACAATAAAGATGGTGTTTTATACTACTGGCTGCGTAAGCGTTTCCGTTTTGCTGCTGGTACTTTCAATAAAACAACCTTGGCCGAGGTTGCTATTCTAAGTAGCTCGATTAAATGCTGGAATCGTGCCCTAATTACTGATACGGATGGTAAGCAATCAACCATCACCTTACTAAGTGATGAGTATCTGGATGTAACTTGTGAAGTGCGATGCTATATCAACTTGGAGGATGTTACTGGTGTAGTGAATGTGGTTGACAAAAACAATGTCGCCCTTATGGCATTGGATACAATTACCCGGCCTGCTTCAATTAAATATGGAGACAGCCTCGCGAGAGATCTTGATTCACCAATGTCCTACTGGGTAAGAGATAATAGGGCGAGTCTAGGGAAAAATACTCTAGGTGACATAAATAGTGTTGTTAACGATGCCTTTTGTAGCAATTCAAGTGTACAGCCATATGTAAGTGGCAGTTACCAATGTACAGCGGATATTTTATTCGGGCTAGACACTGCGAATAATACTGATTACAGGGTATTCTCAACCGGTAATCAGTATTACCCCTCATGGCAGGTAGGCTTTTCTACACCAATCAGAAAAAACAGTTCGCAGATGTTCATTTTTAGGGTGACTTTATCATGGGGGCGGTTTAATGCTTCCTGACAATCAAATATCTAGCGAGCCGATTGCTGCATCATTTTACACTCCCATCAGGCAGTCGGTTTTTTTTGATTATGAACTGGGTGGTGCAGATTTTCAGGATAACAGCACAGGGCTTGATTCCCATTTGTGGAAGTGTCGTTATACTCGTGATGGGCAGATACGCGTCTACAACAATATTGTTAGCCATGACGTTCTAACCCTGCTAAACGTAACAGAAATAGCTTTCGCGTTTGATATTAACATGCAGCCCGTTATTGCTTATAACCAGAATGCCGTAACTCATCTGTATTTCTTTGACAGCATTGCTGCACAATTCACAACCATTGTACTGGGCAAGTTGGAGCACCCTAGGCTGTCACTAGATACACGCGTTATCTCTCAAACTGATATTGCTGACGTCATCCTTGCTTATACCAGAAATGGTATTTTATGCATCAGATATCAGCGTGAAAGATATGGCGCAGAGCATCAGTTAGGCATCTCCCCCGGCCGGTTGTGGCACTGTGGCATGATGAAAAATTACCGTTTTGGTTTTGTTTTAGGCCAGAGCAATAAAAAGAAGGTTGAATATGGCAATGATACAGAAATGGCCAGCTAGACTGCCTGTACCGGACGTAGATTACAGCTATTCGCTTAAATCGCCGTTTATGCGCACAACCTTAAACAGCGGCAGAGCTAGGCAGCGCCGAATCTCCAATAACTCACCCACAGAAGTGCAAGTAACATGGAAAATCAAATGGGCAGATATGGCAGACTTTCGTTATTTTGTACATGAGATAGTTGGCCAGCAATCTGGGTGGGGTTTTTTTCTAACACCACTTGCATTTGAAGAGCATAAAAAAATGGTTAAGGCGCGATTTATAAATTCCGATCAGCCGTATGAAGCAGTTAATGATTCCAATGTCTTTTGGGTGGTTTCAGCTAAACTGGAAACCTACGATGCAAGCCTGATTACATATGATGAATTTATAAAACGTAATCCTGAATTTAGTTAAGCCCTCAGAAGAGGGCATTTTTTATGGAGTAAATACATCATGCTTAAAGCATTTAAGTGGTTGCACTGGTTGCTTGATTTACGCTTTTTACCGGATAAATGCCAAGATTGGTTATTTGGTACCGGCACACGAATAATCGAAGTACTAAGCGGATTTGCCATGCTGGGGTTTGCACTAGTATTTGCATTGCATGGCGAAGAAATGATTAAAGAGGACTTATACGAAAAATTCCTGCATCTACACCCTAAGATATTCGTGGCCATTCTGGTAATTGTGGCAGCAGGGCAGCTATTTGCTGCCTTTTTTCATTCCAGCCGCAGCAATATTTTATCGGGCTGTTTCCTGATTTGGTCGGCATTAATCTGGGTGGTTATATCCGGAGCATTTATCGCAGCATACCCACCTTTGTCTACAGGCATGACCACCTATCCTGTTATTGCCATCATCTGCGCCCTTGCCGGCAGGAACCTAATCAAACACACCAAACAGGTAGAAGACAAAAAAGGCGGTGAATGATGAACGAGGCTTTCACATTAGCCAATTGCTTTGCCCTTGCTGGCGGCTTTCTGGGTGCGCTAGTGGTGTCTGATTACAAACGCTATGGGATAGTACTAACCATTACATTCATCGTTATAGGCATGGTTTTTGCGGCAGCATTAACAGAATATTTCTTCACGCAGAACCACCCTTGGCTATTTGCCGGTGCCGGCGTATTTGCTGGCATGGCCTCCACCTCTCTACTGGACGCATTCAAAGCCACAGCACCGAAGCTGGCACAAAAACTGATTAATGCCGTTTGTAATAGGGCAGAGAAGATGATTGGAGATACAGACGACCGGCAGAAATAGGGTGCCTATAGTATTTTTTAAAATCATATGGTGAATAATAAAGGTTAGCCAGTGGTTGACCTTTATTTAGTAGCTATTGATAACAACATTGAGCAATAACTACTAAGTTTACAAATTATTAAAAAAAGTTAAAATATGCGTAACAGTAAACTGCTACCAAAGGAAGATAAAATTGAATAACGTTGTTTCTGAAAATAACACTGTAGATATTTCTAAAATTTTAGATGATATATTAAAAGATGAAAATTATAAGAATGATGATGAATCTTTATTTAAATGTGTATTTAGCAGAATTGAACCTAAGGTTATAATAAAGATTGAAGGCAAGAACTATCATTCTAGTTTTCCGGCTAGTTTTGCGCAAAGTCTAGTGGAAATTCAAGATAATTTTTATCGTGCAGTATCAATTGCTTTATTTGGAGAAGAAAACCTTAAACGATTAAATAGTGATCACAGAGCTCGTTTTCAATTAACATTCAGTATTGAAAATGGGAGCACAGAAGTTGAGTCTGATTTTAAAAATTCCCTAATAAATTTGGTTTCTACAGCGATGGTAGATATGTCTCCCAAACTAAAGGTAGGTATGATAGTTGCGTTAGCGCTTATCGCATCTGGGACTTTTATTGCATGGAAACATCTCCAAGCTAATTCGGAAAATACAAAAGAAATTGAACAAACCAAGCGTTTAAATTTTGCAATAGAAAAAATGATGGAGAATAATGAGAAAAATATTAACGCAATACTCCGTGGTGTTAAAGACGCGGATAAAGCAACCATCAATGATATTGAATATAGTAAAGCCGATATAGAAGATGCCAACCGCAGAGCAGAAAGAGTGGCACATAAGAGCGAAACATTCATCGGTGAATTTAGAATATACGGCGTTGAAACAAAGCATGAAGTTGTTAATAAATTTACCTTAAGCAATAAAAACACAGGAGAGTTCAGTGCGTTATTTGATGAAGATCAATTTAAGCAAGATGATATTGATAAGATATGGGATGCAGTCAAAAATAAACGCGTGATTAAACTAACCTTAAGTCTTGATAAACAAGAAAACAAGATAAAACAATCAACCATATTGTCGATTGACTAAACTATACTTAATTCTGTAACAAATTCAAGCCGGCTAAGTGCTGGCTTTTTAACGTAAAAAATTGCCCTCAGGGACTCGCACTCCTTGGGGGCATTTGTTATTCAAAATAAGGTTTGAACAACATGGCCAATGATAAACGATTTACGTTTAAGTTTCTAGGAGTTTATATGGAAGCGATTAATTTTACACCTAAAGAGTTGCGCAAAACGATGTGGACATCAGCACTGATTCTTCTGCTGCTTATTCTGGCATGGCGACTGCCTGAAATGATTAGCGCAATTAAATAGTAGTGATTTTGTATAACAGCGACGATGCAGCCATTACGGCTGCTTTTTTATGTATGAAAGGTTTTGAAATGTACAAATTAAGCCAACGTTCTTTAAACAACCTGCAAGGAGTAGATGCTAATCTGGTTAAGGTGGTTAAGCGTGCCATAGAAATCACCAAACAGGATTTTATGGTAACTGAGGGTTTGCGCAGCCGTGAACAATGTTGCATTAACTACGGCAAAGGGCGAACAGCACAGCAATGTTCCATCAAAGGCGTGCCGGCAAAATATGCCCAGCCAAGCTTGAGCAAAGTTACATGGCTCAACAACCCGTTTGCGAGTAAGCACACCACAGGCAAAGCGGTGGATTTAGTGCCGTATCCGGTAGATTGGAATGATTTAAACAAATTCCGGGTAATTGCCGACGCCATGAAACGAGCTGCAGCAGAATTGGGCGTAAAAATGGCATGGGGCGGGGATTGGGTAAAGACTAAAGATTATCCGCATTTTGAGGTATAGCGATGAAAAACATTAATTACATGGCTGTAGGAGCTTGGGCTTTGCTTGCCTTGATGGTGTTGTTTGCAGCACTTAGTTACGGCAGCAAGCAATACAAGAAAGGCTATAGCAAGGGCGCGGAAGAAGTTCGGCGCCAGTATCAGGAGGCTTTAGCCAAGCAGCAGGCAGCCATCAATAAAGCCAGCCAAGAATACGAGAAACAGAAAGCGAAGAGTGAGGCAAAACAAGATGAACAACAAGCACAAGTTACAAAGATTATTAAAGTTCCTGTGTACACTAATGTGTGTCTGGATGCTTCAGGGGTGCACATCATCAACGAAGCCATCAGCAGTCGCTAG